AAAACCGCGGAGAGGTGACTGAGCGGTTGAAAGTACTCGCCTCGAAAGCGAGCGTACGGGGAACCGTACCGTGGGTTCGAATCCCACCCTCTCCGCCATAAAACCTACGGGGAGTTTCGAAAGGAAGCCATGGAGGGTTAGAACATGGTTTCCCAAATCGAAGCATACCTCAACAGGTTAGAAGTCAGCGGTGCCACACACAAAACCCTTTGTGCTTATCGGTATCCGTTGAATTTGTTCTCGAAGTCCTGCCGGAAAGAAATCGCATCCGTGACCGAAGATGATTTGGTGTCTTTCGTCTCGGGTATGCGCCGGTCCAACCTCGCCGACCGCACATGCTTCAACTATTTGAACGTGGTTAAAATCTTCCTTAAAACCCACGGACTCCAGTTCAAGTTGAGCGTGTCCTACGTCGAGCCGGAAGTGGATTCGTACACGAGACGTGAAGTGAAGGCGATGCTCGCCATCGCGGACTACAAGATGGCGCTCGTCATCCGTTTCCTGCTCGGGACGGGCACACGCGAAGGCGAGGCGATGCACGCCGAGTTCGGCGACATAGACTTCGGTCGCAAGTTGCTCCGTGTGCGTCCAAAACCGCAATGGGGTTGGAAGCCGAAGACCAGCGAATGCCGCCTGATTCCCATCCCCGATTCCTTACTTGAATCCTTGCGGGAACTCAAGCAGGCACGCGAAGAAATCACGGACTTCACCGTGGACTCCAATGAACTCGTTCCCGTGCCCGTGCACTCAGTGCGTCCGGTCACGAATCTCATTTTCCCGAACGCTGCTGGCGCGCCGGACGGCCACCTGCTTCGCAAGGTCCAACAAGTGGCGAAACGTGCTGGCGTCGAGAACGCATCCTTGCACCGTTTCCGCCGTAGCTTCGCAACGCTGCACCATGACTCGGGTGTGAGCGCCCGCACGGTCCAGACTTGGTTGGGTCACAAGGATTTGGCGACGACGATGCGGTACTTAGCGTCAGCCGAACTCGAATCCGAATCCACGCGCACGATGGTCAACTCTACGTTTGGAGGGCTGTGATGGACATCCTTGCCGGAATTTTCATCTTTGTGGTCGTGATGTTGATACTGGTGGGAGCCAAGAACATGGCGTCCGACGCGGTTAAGTCCGTCGTCGTGCTCGCTACTCTCACCGACAAAGAGAAGCAGGAGTTGCGAGCCAAGCTGTTGAGCTAAGGTCGGTGGTAGAACGGGGCAGCCGGGTCGGTGAGCGAGACGGCTGCCCATTCCTTCGGTTCGATTCCCAATCTTTCCACCACACTCGTGGTGATTTCATCCTGACAACTAATCATCTCCGAGGACTGGTCTTCCCCCGGTTTCAAGAACGGTGGCCAGAACCGTGGGTAGAAAAACTTCGTCTCGTAAACGGGGTCCAAGAGCAGATTCGAATCCACGATGGCTTGAGCCGCGTCACGCCGGAATCCTATCGCGGGACCGGCGAGCACACGTTCTCCGTGGTAGTTGTAGCGAAAAGCCGAGAACACGGGAGCGTCGGGGAGGTCAGCCTCACGGTTGATGTGAGTGTCCGGGTCCACTTTGACAACCAAGTCGTGGTCACTTGACAACAAGATTTTGAGGAATCGTTCCGTCCAACGACCGGCGCTCGACGGCAGCTTGAGTCTCGTGCCAAAAATGTGCTCGACACCGACAGACTTGCAGAACAGGTCGTAGCCCGGGTAGCCGGTGCCATCCGAGATAGACACGATGCCCGCCTCGGGATACCAGAACTTCAGCGCAGCTATGCACTCGGCGGCAAGCAAGTGGTCTCTATACGTGTTCACGCAGAAAAGCAAGGGCGGCATCCTTTGACTTCTGGATTTCGGGCACCGACTTCCCGAGGATGTCGGCTACGTCTTGTTCCGAGAGTTCGTCAAGCATGAGGTAGGAGAGGATTTGTACTTGGTCGGGCGGGAGGTTGGAGAGGAGTCGTTCGGTGTCAATGCGATTCTCGATTTGGGTCGTGACCGAGTTCGGGTCTTCGATGTCAAAGTTCGGCCCTCCGGCCCCGATGGGGTTGTCACTCGTGAGAAACCGCTGGCGGTAGCGGAACTCTTTCTTGATGGCGTCCCGCATCGCGTTGTTGATGCAAGTGCGAATAAGCTGTGGCGTGACCCGGTAGCCGTTGTCGAGGGCGCGAAACATGCCAAGAAAGCCTTGTTGAGCCACGTCGTCCTTGATGTCCGGGGGCAGCGAGAACCGCTCAATCATCGAGATAGCGATGTGGAACACCAGTCGGTGGTATTGCTTGTAGACATCCTTCTGTTGCCGGGTCATTAGGCTTGACTCCGGGCTTCCCGCTTTTCTTTCCGCTTAGCCTTCTCGGTTCTCTCGTAATGACGGCGACTATAAGCACGTTTGGCTTCCTTGGTTTTCGGCCAACTGCCGTCTCTGAAAAGACCGTCTATAGGTAGTTCTCTCGACAACCCCAATTTGAGGCGAATCTTGATGACCGCCTTTTGAACTCTTTGGCGATAGCTTTCTGTACGCGCTCCAAGGTGGTCAGCGGCTTCCTGTATGCTGAAGCCACGCATCAAAGGCTCGAACAAGTAACGGTCTTTGCCCGCAGCCTCCAAGATGATTTCGGCATCCAGTTTGCGGTTGACGGCAGCCATGTGTTCGGCTGCTCGCCCGTCAGAGATGTAGAGCAGCGCATCGTCTTGAATACCGGGGACGTTCACGCACTTCTTGTTTCTGGTCACTAGAACGAGCATCTTGTTCGAGATGGTCGTTCTCACATAGTTCGCGGACCATCGGTTTTCGACGGGAATACAAAACAGTGCCCAATAGCCAGCGGAGACGAAGTTATCGAAGTCGGATTCGGGTCTGTTCCATCGCTGGCAGAAGTAACCAGCCTGCTTGATGATGAACGCCTTCCAACGCCGGACGAACTCCTCGTCGGGGATAAGCTGGTTCTTTTCGAGTCGAAATTCTGGTCTCATGTTCTATAATACGGAACCGTAGTCGAAACTTTGGAGGCTAACGATGGCTAACGCCGTGGAAGTGTTGAGGCAGGAGCGGGAGAAGCTAATGAGGCAGGTCAAGGTTCTCGACGAGGCTATAGTAGTGGTTGGTGGTGCAGCGAGGCCCGGCAAGAGGCATTTGAGCGCCGAGGCAAGGAAGAAGCTATCCGAGGCGGGAAAACGCCGCTGGAGCGGTCAGAAGAAGAAGTAGGCTACTGAGCCTTCTTCGCCAAGTCGAGAATCTGTTGAGGCTTGAGACCCTTGGCGAGGAGACGGTCGAAGGCGGATTCGCGGCTGATGGAACCGGCTCCCGCGAACTTGGAGTCCGAAATCGTGGTTTGTCCCATGTCTTCCCCGGCATTGATGAGCGCCTGACGCAGGTCAACACGGGTGAGGTCGTGGACGGCTTTCATGGTCTTCGGGTCATCCCCGATAGCCTTCACGATGCCCTCACCGTTGGCACGAACCATTTGACGCACGGCGGGGTCGGGATACTTTACCTTCAAATCGGTGATAGGCTCGCCGGTCGGCTTAGGTCCACCGATTTCAAGCTGCTCACCGAGAGGCACATTCGGCTTGAGCGGCTTGACACCTGTGGCTTCATTGACAATGGTGTCAATTCGTGACTTCGTGCCGGTCGGCTTCGGCGACGCGACTTCGGGTACTTCGGCTACAGCCTTGGGTGCGGCAGCAGCCTTCGGTCCCGCAATTTCGGCTTCACCACCGGGATTGAAATACGGAGGCTTTGGCGCACGAGGAGCCGGGGTTCCAAGCGATGTCGGAGGCTCGTTTCCAAATGGAGTCGGGCTGCCTTTGGGAATGCCACCCGAGGCACCGCCCTCGGCGGCACCCTCGACAGCACCTTCCGCACCACCCGCTGCGCCCTTCGTCAAAAGCCAATCCGCGAAGGCAGCCTTCGACGGGAACTTGCCACCCATGCCGCCGTACAAGCCGCCACCGAAAGAACCAATTTGTTCCCCGAGTTCGGGATGACCAACCCAATTGCCGACATCCTTGCCGATGTGTCCGCCGACCTTCGCACCGACGTATCCCTTGACTAAATTCGAGACGAGAGGATAGAGGGGAGCCAAACTGCGTTGAACGATTGCTCTCCCGAATGGAGCCGCGATGTCTGCCGCCGCGCCTTCGCCCAATAACATCGCGGGACCAGCGGCGGCGGCGACTCCCAAGGTGGGAAGCGCCAGCTTCTTGTTTCGTGCGTTCTCGGCGTCAATTTGTGGCTGTGTGACGTGCTTCCCGGCTTCGATGGCACGAGCCATGAACTGTTGGAAAGTCTCGTCCGGGCGTTGCATCATGGCTCCGGTGCCACCGAGCACGGATGTCGTCGTATCGGAGAACGGATGAGCGGCGTCTTCGTTAACGTTGCGAATCTTGCCACCCTTGGTTTGCTGGTAGGCTCCCGGTTGGGCGGCAGGATTTGAGGCGTTGGAATTCTGAGTCTTGACGAAGCTATCGAAATCGCCCTTGCCGGGCGTAGGTGTAGTAGCCGGAGCCGCGACCTGAGTCGCGGCGTCGGATTTCATGAAGGAATCGAAATCGCCTGTTGGTTTCTTGTCGTCCTGTGGGTCTGCCATTTAGTCCACTACCACGTAGCCATCGCTCTCGGCGTGCTGTTGCGCTTCTTGGACACTAATCTTGTGAGCCTGAGCGTAAGCCTGCACCTGAGCGGAAGTCGCAACCTTGCCTTGCTCGAACGAAGTCATGTTCTTGCGGATGCGGTTGTCAATTTGCTTCACTTCTTTGTCGGAAGCCGCGTTGTTGATGTCATCAAGACCCTTGTTGATGATGGCGAGTTTCTGGCCCGCACGTTTCTGAACGTCGTCAATGAGGCCGTTAATCTGCTTCACTTGGTCCGGCGTCAAGGGCTGACCCGAGTCGAGAATCTTTTGCTTCAAGGCTTCCAAGTCTCCACCGAGACCACGTGCCTTCACCATCGAGTTCAACTCGGCTTGGGTGATGCGGACGCCCGAGCCTTGACCCGATGCCATGCCGGAGAGCGTCGTGATGACGCCGATAGCCTGACCTGCGGAAGCCCCGGATGAAATCTCGGTCTTGGCTTGGTTCAACTTGTCGAATTGAGCCGTGCTGGAGTCGTACTGCTTGCGCCAATCTTTCTGGTATTGGGTTTGCGCCTTGTTGAGGTTGTCCGTGGCCTGCTTCTGTTGTGCCTCGGTTTGCTTTTGGTTGAACTCTTGCTTGTGCTCGCCAGCCTGCTCTTCTTGTCCGAGAGCGGCTGTGCGGCGGGTGTAGTCGCCGATAAGGTCGCCCGCCTTCGCCGTGTACTCAGGCGGAAGCGGCTGGCCCTTGTGATTGATGTTCCAACGACGAGCGGCGCTGGCATTGGCGTCCGTGATTTCCTGTTCGCTCATCGGACGGTCGGGTTCCTTCGGTTGGACGCTGGCTTGCTTCGCGGCGATGAGAGCCTTCAACTTCGGGTCATCATTAGGATTGCGCCCGGCCTTCACAGCGGCGTCAATCGTGAGAGCCATGTCTTGGTCCGTGGTCTCGGGCTTCTGTTGCGTAGCACCGAGGTCGAGCACCGTGCCTCTCTTGCTCAGCGCGTGCTGATGCCCGTCATCGCCAACCCACTTCACGTCGGTAGGCGTGTCGAGTCCGAGGTTCGCGGTCTGAGCACGTTCAAAGTCTTCACGAGTAGCGTTCTGGAGGCCACGGCGAGCCTCGCCGAGCATGACTCGCTTGTTCAAGTCCGTGCCCGGAATGAGTTCCGCCGTGGTCGGCGCGAAGACATCGAGTGCGAGGTTGCCAGCCGTCGAGAGACCGCGCTTGATTTTTCCACCAAGGCCCAAATCACTCCATGGCGTCTTCGGTTTTTCGAGGTTTGCGATTTGCTGACGATAATCTTCCTGCGAGCCGGGGCCGGTGGAAGTAAGTGGTGCTTGCAAAATGTCGGCGGACTTCGGTTTTGGTGAAGCCACGGCAGGAGCCTCGGGAGGTTTTTCACCGGAGGCCGCACCGGGGGCAAGGATGTCCGGCGCTGCCATCGCAGCCTTGCCTTCGGGAGGCAAAGCGGTTGGAGTCGGAGGTTCAGCTTGTTTGCCCGGAGGAGCGACGATGGGCGGAGTCCCATCCGTTTCATTTGGACCAAGGATTCCCGCGTTGAGCAGTTCATCCAAGTCCGAGAATTTGTCTATTTTGATGGCCATGGTTTATTGCAACCCCTTGAGGATGGAGCCAGCCGCTTGACCGCCGCCCGTAATCATGTTGCCGATGCCCTCCACGTTCTGGAGCCAGCCTTGAGAACCGGCGTTCGTCTCGGCGTTGACCGTGCCGGGAACCAGACCCATGGCGGAAAGTTGAGCGTTGACATCCGTGCCGAACAAGCCTTGGAGTGCACGTTGAGCATCTTGCTGCTTGGTCTGCTTGAGCATCGCGTTCTGGTTTTGGACGCCCAAAGCATTGGCTCCCAAAGTCTGCGTCTTTTGACGTTGCAAGGCATCGAGCACGCCTGATGTCGAGCCGGTGTTACGAGTGCGAGCAGCGGCCAACGATGCGTCGGACGCCAAGTCTCCGGTTGCGCCGCCAGCGGCTTCCTCACCGCCGACCAACATGGAGTTGATGTCCTCGGGAGAGAATCCGGTCGGATTCGTGGCTTCGGATTGAAGCTGTGCGGTCAATGGACCGCCGATACTTGACGCGGCGGCTCCGAAGCCACCGGATGTCTTGTTTTCGGTATCAACTGCTTGTGAGGCTTGCTGTTGTGCTTTGCGTGCCATGGTTATTCCTTAATCGTTCTTGTCCAAGTGGGCCACTCCCGGTCCTTTTGCCACTTCATTGACTTCAATCTCTTTGCGAATCTCGCTTCCAGTTCAGGCGGGATGCAACACATGACTTCCTCGATGCCCATCGAGTCGGCTTCGGCTCTCATGTTCTCGTGGAGCAACTGGAGGGACATCCACCGTTCTCTTGGGGTTCCCCATTCGGGGTCGAGCCAGAGGTAAGCCTCGGCTTGAATCTTGAGCACGGCAGCCATCTTGATTTCTAACTCGTGCTCGACGACTGTCTTGCAAACGAAAAGGGGGCTGTTCAGGTCGGGCATCTTGTAATCGAAACCCAAACGGGTGTGCAAGCCCCGAATCTCCGCCAAGTCAGCGGGCGTATAGGGACGGATGAGCATGGTTCTCCTGTGGATTACGGCGGGTCTACCCCTAATAGAACGCCCTATAGTCGGTTGAAATCCACGCCAAGACCTTTGCCGCCTTGAAGCCCGGTGCCCGAACTCGTGCCGCTTCCCGTGCTCGGAATCGGAGTCAAGGTGGTCGTGCCTCCCGGCGTCACCGCCGTGGGCGTGAACTTGGACCCAAAGTAGGTGTGCTCGCTCGGGTCCGACCCCGGATATTGAGCGAAGACACGCACGTACCAACTCTGCGGATTGCTGTCGTCATCCATGCCCGGCAATAAAGCAAAGTGAGAACGAGAAGCCCCCATGTCAATAGGGTGAGGTTGAGTGAAAGCCGGATTGGTGTCCGCTTCGGCGATGTATTGGATGCCTTTCTGAATCGGAGCATTGTGTGTCGCCACGATGTGGACCAAACCATTGTTCGCCTTCACGCTCACGCTCTCGATGGGAGGCGGAGGCGGCAGCTTCCCTGTAGGATTGACGGCAATGGAGTTCCCCATGTTGTTGATGCCGGTCTGCAATTCTTCGAGAGCGAGTCCCAAGACGGGACTCATTTGGCGAATTTTCGAGATGAAACGTCCGATGTCTATCGCCATTAGTAGCTCCCACGGATAGGCGTCCACGGGTCGGCGTCGAGCGAGAGCACCAAACGGCTGACCTCGAACCATTCGTTGATGCAGTGCGTGCTCAACTCGAAGAAGAAGCGGTTGCCCTTCGAGTTGATAGGCGGCATTTGAGTGTCGCCATACAAATTCGGGTTCGACAAAGGCACGGGCGGCAAAACCTTGGCGTTCGCGGGATTGAGAGAGTTCGTGAACACCGTGATGCCAAGTTCGCCATTTCCGCTCACGTTCATCGTGCCAAAACGTGCGCTGAGACGGTGAGAGCCGAGACCAAGCGCCTGAGCCAAATCGGACTTGATGAAGCCGTAGGTTGTGTAGACGCTCTGAATCGGGAGGCCGTCGTCCGAGAACGCGGTGTCGTTCAACTGATAGACCTTCGAGTTGCCGACGCCATTGCAGAAAAAGATGGGATACGTGGTATCCGCACGAGTGATGAAGTCCGCATACGGGCAAGGAATCGTCCAGAAACTCCACTTGCGAACCATGTCAAAGCTACGGAGTGTGCCCGTGTAGGTGTTGTGCACGGGGGCTGAAGACGCGAGTTCCGCAGCCGTGTTCACGTCGCGGTACGAGCACATCAAAATCATGTTCGGAGTCGTCGGGTTCGCGTTCGGAGGCGCGTAAGGCAAATACTGGAAAGCAGCGGTGCCCGGCCCGGTTGGGATAGGGACGCCGATGTAGATGCGCTTCCGCTTGATGTCGTTCCGCAGCCAGATGGTGTTCCCGTATTGCCAATTGATGGCATCCACGATGGGTTGGATTTCCTGAGAAATTTTGATGGGTTCGGAACCAAGGAACAAATACATGCCGCCTTGAGAGAAGCCCAAAGCGAATTCGTCGCCCACGTCGTAGGCGTTGATGCCGCAGATTCCGACCTTGTTCGAGACTTCCTTCACGTTCCAGAAAAGAGGTTCGTTCTTGCCGTCGTCCACCGTGGACAAAAGCGAGCGGCTCTTCCAGATATAAAGGTTGTCGAAGAGCGGGAACATGCCGACGATGGGTTGCGAGTTCGTGCCCGCGCACCCCAAGTTGCCGGTCACTTGGTCGTAGGCGTCGAAGTTGTTCGCATAGGAAGCACGAGCCTGCGTTGAGAGCACGGGTTCCTGCGTCGGAAATGGCTCGATGCGGTCAATCAAGAAGTTGCCGCCGTTCGGCACATTCGCGCCGTAGATACGGAATTCCAAATCGAAAGGCGTCGGTTGCGGATTCGGATTCGGTGGCGGAGCCGGAGGATTGATAGGCGTGAGTCGGAATGCAGCCGTGAGACCATCCAAGCCTGCACCCGTGAGTCCGGTCCACGTCGGTGAAAAAGTTCCGGTCGAACTGACTTGCTTATAAGCGGAGCACAGATATTGGAGACCCGAACCATTCCACGCCGAGGTCACCTTTGCAAGTGCGGTGAATCCCGTGGGCGCGGTGCCGTTCGACGCCACGTCGGAGATAATAAGGTCGTTTGCGTTCGCGGTCGTGATGGTGCCGGAATTGAATGTGGACGACAAGCCGGTCGAGTTCATCGCCGTGCCATCCAAGGTAATCGGCGTCAACAGTCCATTCCATTCCGAGAAATGGGCGAGCATGAAAGAGTTGCCGTGCGAATTGAAGCCTTCGTCAATGTGCACGGTCGTGCTTCCACCTACGGCATTCTGAGCAATGAGTACGTACTTGTTGTACTCGGAGCCGGAGGCTACGTCGTCGGCGATGTAGGCGACCCACTGGTTGCCGTTGTTGTCTGTGACTGTCAGACGGTTCGGTGTGCCCGGACCCGAGTTGTAATGGAAACTCGTGTAGATGAGCATCAACGAATCGCCCTTCGTGACTGGCGAGGGGTACGTGAAGAAAATTGTGTTGTCACGGTGGTCGTTGTAAATCGGGTGCATTGACGCCGTGCCTTGCTGGACAAGCGACGCCTGATAGACGGGCGGTCCCGGTGGAGGCGGTGGTGGAGGCGGAGGCGTACCGGGCTGAGTCGAGATAGGAATCGTGAGCAATGGGCCGGTGAAGATTTGCGACGTAGGCGTCAACGTGGAGAGTGCAACCGTGAAGCTGCCGATGACCGAATTGAGGCTCGGACGATACAAGTCAACGACGAGAGTTCCTCCCGCGTTCGGCGTCAAAGCGGAAGCCGTCAAGCGGACGCTATACGTCGTGTTGGCGGCGATGATGGGAATACCGTATTCGTCGAAGGCTGCGGTCTGCGTGATGCGACCCATCACGGCTTGTGTGCTGCCCGTCGTGTTCTGGACTTGATAAGCATCGCCAAATAGTGGCGAAGTCGTGACGGAGCCGCCGTAAGGCACAGTGGGGTCAATCGTCCAACCAAGCGGATAGGTCTGGTTGGCGAGACCCGGATTCTGAGTCGCGGAGATGACACCGGCACCGCCGTCGAAACTCAAATTCTGCATGTTTTGAATCTTGTTGTTTTCGCCCCACCAGAAAAGACGTTCGGCGTAGTTGACGACGCCCAAACAAGAACCGAGTTCGATGGTCTGTTGGTAGTTGCGGCCCTGCACGCTAATCGCGGTCGAACTGAGCAAGACTCCATCCGGGAACGAGAGCGTGACTTGAGTCGTGACGTTATCGTTGATGACGGTGCTGGAGTAGGTGACGTTTTGGCCGTTGCTCTGGACCGTGACGGGAGTCGGGATGTAGAAGAAGAAGCCCGTGACCTGACCTTCGGTTCCGGCTGGCGTGAAAGCTAGAATGCGGGCCACGACATCGGCGGGGCCTCTCGGAATCTGTGAGACCGAGATAGATGACGCTCCCTCATTGACATCGAATTGGGCGAAGTCGGATGCGGGTGTGATGCCACCATTGCGGGTCTGGAAGAGAACCACGCATTGACGCGGCCCCGCCGCGACGATACCAGCGGTTTCAATCGTGCCGCCCGTCCCTGTTCCAAAGATGGCGAGCGGGTCGAAGACGAACTGCGTCCCGAAGATGATGCCGTTTCCTTGTTCGGCGGCGGAACTGATGTTCGGCGACACGATGGTCACCGAGAAGGTGTTGGTGCTCGCCGAAGTGATGACTTGATTGACGACGTTGAAGATTCCGTTTCCGTTTGTCGTCGCGGTCACGGTCACGAATTGACCGGGCGTCGGCGCGGCTCCGCTCACGAGCACGTAGGTGTAGGTGGCGACGTTGCCGCTCAGCACCGTGGACGTGATTTCGAGCTGGCTCGCGTTCGGCGTGCTGAGCACGGTCCAAGTGCTGTCGTAGCCCGCCACCGAGTTGCCGGTGACCGAGAAACTTCCGCCGACTTCCAAGTAAGGAACTTGAGCCGAAGTCGTGACTGTGGCTTGTGTGGCCTGAACCGTGACACCGGATGGCGTGTGTGCGTTGTAGAACGTGGATGGAGTAATTTGGAATTGAATCCAGTTCGAAGAACTTCCAGTCGTCACGGAACCGATGGCGCTCACGGTGTAGAACTTCGGAGCGTTGACGCCGGTCGGGTCGTTGTTAATCTGGAAGCCGTTGATTGACGGCAAGCCAGAGACGACGATGTTTGTGCCAACCGTGATGTAACCGGGGCGGGAGAAAGATGTTGCGGGCGTGAATGTGAAGACGTTGCCCGGATTGCTGCCCGACCCCGAACTGATGGTGATGAAATCGTGGCTGCTCACGGGCATCGCAATGGCGGGATTCTGTTCGATGTCAACGATGGCGGTGCCAGCCACGGTGGAGGAACAAACCGGAGCCGCTCCCGGACCCACTTGCGACACGCGGTCGAAGTAAGTGGCATCGTATTGACGAGGCATGTCCGTGCCTTGCGTCAGGTCGCTGAGCGCGATGTATTCGCGTTCGTCTGCCGTCACCGACTTTGCGAATGTGTTCGGTTCGATGGCGGTGTAGAAGGCACGAAGCTGATTCGGCTCCGCCTCGACTTGTTCCTGCCAGAAGGTGCCTCCCGCATCGAGGGCCAACGTGAGGTTCGTGCCGTCAGGCTGCGAGAACGTCTTGATGTAGTTGAAATTTTGCGGCGGATTCGTGGTCGTGAAGACCGTGAGGTCAACACCAGACACATCGAAAGTGATTTCCTCGCCGTTTGGCGCGAACGCTTGAACGTTGAAGCCGAACATCGGGTCATTGACGACGGCAGGCGTCAAATTCGCGCCGAGGCCCCACGTGTTCACCGGCCCACCCACGGTGAATGAACTATCGGAGGTCTGGAGTTGGAATGTGTAGGTCGGAGACAATTCGGCGGCGTGGCCGCAATCGCCGGGGATGTTCGCGGGGCGAATCAACGAAATCTGGAAGACGGCATCCGATGGCAGAGCGCCGGTGACAAGCGAGGCCGTGCCCGTGTCCGAGGAACTTCCCGAGCCGGGCGGGTAATCGGAGTGAGTGAAAGCGGCGGTGAAAGAAGTCCCGCTCGATGACAGCACGATGACGATTACGTTGTTGAGGAACGTGGCATTCGTCAGACCTGCGAGCAAAATGGACTCACCGGGCGTGAAAGTGTTGGCGCAGAACACGGTCAGGATGTTCGACGAAATCGTGACGGCGGTGATTGACGCCGAGACCTGCGGAAGATTCTCGTTACCATTTACTTGAACTTGGAGACCGAGGATGTTTTCCGTGGTCGGGATGTTGAATCCGAAAGCCGTGGCTTGAAGATATTGAGATTGAGAGCAAGAGGAAGGCGGCACCAAGTTGGCGTACATCAACGGCGAGCCGGTAAATTCTTGCGTGTAAATCGCGGTGCCTCCCGCAGTCGGGCCGAAGTTCTGGAGATAGACCATGTTCGCTTCGGCGCTAGTCCCGCTCACCGGGCCGGGGTTGAACTTCTGTGTGAATGTTGGCAATGCGCTCCAGAAAAGAGCGTTGCCGTCCGGCGACTGGAAACTCGGGTTGAAACTCGTGCGTGCAGCGGGGTCAATTGCGATATTGATTGAAGAACCGGGACCGCTCGGCACCTTGGCGATGTACGGCAATCCATCGGTGCCTACGACGAAATCATTTGCCAAATAATGTGTGCCAGAGTTCCACGTGCCGTGGCTCGGATATTGTGCAGTCGGCTGCACGGAGTTCTGCGTGATTCCAACCAAGTCGTAGGTCGCTTGCACGCCTAAAGTCGCGGGATTGATGATGTTGATTACGCATTCGCGGTTGTTCGGGTAGCTCACCGCAGGTCTGATGGGCACGGCGAGACTCGTGTTTGCAAGCCATGGTTGAGCCTTCATCGCACGCATGGCGGAAAGCGGGATGTCGAACGTGCCGTTGTAAAACGGCGAAGGGTCGGTCTGGCCGGATTGGAAAGCGATTTGGTGACCATCCGTCAGGCTGAATGCGCCCAAGTCACTCGCGCTGGTGTCCGTCAACACGTTGAAGGCAGGTGCCACGATGACGGAGTTGTTCGCCGCCCAATAAGCACAGAACGGGAAATTACGGGTGACCGGAGTTCCGCTCTGCCACTGGTTGCCCGGAATCGTGAAGCGCAACTGGACATTGCTCATCCACGGGTCGGGAGGATAGCCGCCCGGAGCCGTTGTGGTTCCATCGGCGGGATTCCAAGAGATAAGATAGAGATTGGTGTTTGCACTCGTGACACACGCCCACCAGAAAACGCCGGAAGAATCCGCCCATACAGAAAGTGGTTCAATCCCGCTTGGTGCGCCACCGGGAGGAAAGGCTCCGGCATCGAATGTCGCCTTGACGCTCATCGCCGTCAAGTCAATGACTTGGATTAAAGTGCTGCTCAGGGCTTGGTCTTGGCAAGCCATCGCAACGTAGTGGTGGCCGTCGCTTAGCGTCGTGATTGCCCAATCTGGATTGTTGCCGACGAAAACCGAATTGACGGAACCCGTGTTGCTCGGAGCCGGATGCAAGTCGTCGTAACCGAGAGCCGCGACTTCCAAGAATGTTGCGGGGTCAATTTTGTGCAAACGGCACAAGCCGTTTCCAAAGTTTGCGCTATTCTTGCGGCTATGCCCGTAGAGGAATCCATCCGGGTCTTGGAACCAAACCGTGGAGCCGTCCTCGAAACCTTGGATGTCACCAGTCTGACCCGCTGAGTTGGGATTGAACGGCCAGAACCAAGTCGCGGTGCAGGTCTTCGTGTTCAAATCGTATTTTTGAATTGCTTGGTTGTCGTAAACATAGGACATGACCCAAATCGAGTGACCATCGGGGTCTAGCATCATGGACCACGCGCCAGCGATACCCGAGTAGGTGTCGAGCATGGAGTTGACGCCGATGTCGGAGACCGTGACGCCGCCGACGCTATAGTGAGCGTTGACGCTTTGGTCGTACCACGTGCTGTCCACGACGGAATCGTGAGTGTTCTGGTTGATGTGAGCCGCGACCGCGATTGCGGTCTCGGAGCCGGGGTTCACGACTACCACGGTACCCAAAGTGCTGCCGTCGTTGCCCGACGTGAACGTGAGCGTGCCGTTCGGCACGGGACCGCCGCTGCTCGTGAGAACAGCGGAGAGGATGAGAGCCTTGGTTACGTCTTGAAGAATGAAAGCGGAGCCACTGCCGTAGCCAGCGGCATTGAGGGTCACGGAGGCATAGGTGCCGGGAGTATCGTGGGCGATGTTGGCGGGACTGGTCCAAGGTGTCTGGCACCCGGATTGAGGAGCGACAGCATTAGCGCCGAAGCCCGCATGGGATTCGACGAATAAATCAGGGAATGAATACACGTTTTGCGTACCGGCTCGCGTGCGAGCGGAGCCGATACGGAAGTCCATGTTTTGGTTGTACGCGGACGCGCCCTCGGGCAGGTCGGGCGCTGTCATCTCAGGGACGGCACCGCCCCACACGGTGAGCGGCGCGTCCTTTGTTCCGAGGACGTTGTTCACCGTTTAACTCCGATTAGCTTGCGATGCTGAAGGTCTGCTCGACGCTCACGGTATCCGAGTCAATCGTGCCCGCGAATTCGGCGAAGCCAGCAATCGGAGGAGAGCCTGCGGTGCCCGGCACATAAGCCATCAACTTGTCCGTCGCCGGGTTGTAACGCCAGAAAACCGGAGAAGGCGGATTCGAGATGGAGTCCTGCTTCGAGACTACGGGAACATTCGAAGACGGACTTGTGTTGAAGAGCGACGCGATGCCCAACGGCCCGAAGCCGCCCGCCACATAGGTGCCGCCGACAATCGTGACTGTCGCACGGCAGATGATGGAGTTGCGGTCGCCGCCGTTTTGCTGTTGCGCCGGAGCAATCGTGAATGATGCGTTAGACATTGGTCCTGTCCTTGGTACTTGGATTTACTTCTAGTACGTGCCCCCGATGCCCCAATCTCCGGTGTTGCCGCCCCACGCCTGACGGCGGTAGCGACGACGCTGGTTCTTGCGAGCATTGCGGTTGCAAATCTGTTTAATCATTTGGTCGGCGTCAGCCTTGAGGTTATCCGCTTGGACGCTGCCACGAGACTTGGCGTAGTAGTACGCGACCAAGTTTGCGAGTGCGTTCGTCGTGCCTCGCATCGGGATGATGTCGTTCGGCTGAGTCACAAAAGGCAGCCGCGCCTCATAACGACAACGAAGGTCATTCGGCTGTGTGGCACCGAGCAAATAAATCGCATCCCCACGCCATTCGAATTCGCGGATGCGGAAACTCTGGAAATACGAAGGCAGTCCGTCTTCCGGCTGTCCCATCGGTTGGAACGGTTGATTGGTACCCGTTTGACGCTCCCACATACGCCATGGCACCAAAAGGTCTTGAGGCAAGACGGGCGTCGCATGGGTTTGCAGCCCGTCGAAATATCCGGCGTAAGAAACGTTGGTGTACTGATTCGGGTCGTTGACCGCCACGGGCAAAATCGGAGACAACACGACTTCTTTCGTGAAGGTCGAGATTCCGTTGTTCGCCAACTCATCCTGCGTGTACTCGATGGCCTCGTTCAGGTATTCCCAAGTGTCGGGATTCGTGTCGGCGAGTTCCGACGTGCCGGAAAAGTTCATCAAGTTGAGAATCGAGCGAGCACGGTTGAGCACTCGTGCCGCCGTTCCATACGTCGCTGTTTGAATTAGCTGTGTGCCCATTATTGAACCTGCGTGGTCTTACCTTTTGGGTAGACCCGATACATGACCCCGCTCACTAACGCCCACACGAGTGTGTTCGCCGCTGACGCCGCTGCTTGAGCCTCGCCGAGGCTCGCGTAAGTTTGAGGAACCTTCTGAGTACCGATAGCCATTACGCTTGCACCAATGCGTCCGTGGAGTACACGTGCCATCCGGCGCTCGACGGCGGGCTGCCTCCGGCATCCGCACTCCAATACACAGGCACACCGGAACCAAAGCCCGAGGCTTCGCCAACCTTGCGACCATTGGTCGCATAGGCGAGTTGTCCTTCGACGCCCGCAGGCAAAAGAGCCACGGTGTACTTCTGCAAAATAGGAAGGATGAGAGTCGGTGCGGTCTGGAGCACGACTTCGCCGGTTCCCGTGGTACCGTTCGTCAAATCCGAGGCTGCGGGTTGCGCGGAATGCAAAACACCGCTCGTGTCCAAACTCGTCAAGAATTGGTGGCTAACCGCCGTGTAAGCCTGCACGCCGCCGATGCTCGAAGCCCCGGGGAATGGCAAATCCGCTCCGATAAGGCTGCGAGCCGTGATTGGTCCCGCACCGCCCGTCGTCGGGGATGCGAGCACGAGGTTCGCGTTCTGGTTCTGGAAATCAAAGGTGACGGCAATCGTGCCGGAGGTCGTGATGGGACTTCCCGTCACACCGCTCGTGAACAATGTGCCCGGCGTCACCGTCAAAGCGACGCTCGACACCGAACCAGCGCCAAGAGTGGCGATGTCATTCGCTGTCAGTGCACGGAATGTCCATGTGCCGGGGGAACCGCTTATGGGTCCAGCCGCGACGAAGTTCGCCGGGATATTGTTCTGCTTCCCGATGGTGATGGTGCCGTTCGACGTAATGGGGCCGGTGACCGTGAAGACATCGGTAGGCACCGCGATGGCGACGCTCGTCACCGAGCCTCCACCGGGAGCCAACACAACTTGGTCGAGATAGATGACGGTCGGGAATTGAATGCCGCCGCTCGTCGAGTATTCCTGAATCGTGTAGAAGCCGGTCGCCGCGTAGAAGAAGTAGTGACCGTAGCCGTCGCTCTGGAACGGGTTCGGGAGCACGGAAGTCGTGACGGCCCCACCGGAAATATAGGTGCCCGGATTCGAGGCAGCGGCGACTACGACGTTGTTGCCGCTCACCGACAAGACTTTCCAGATGTTGTTGAAAGTTGATGGACTCACGCCCACGACGGCGATGTACGAGCCGGGAACCACGTCGGACGGTGGCGTGGCGGTGAAGCCAAACGTGAGTTGACCACCAATCCAAGAAGCACTGGAGATAGAGGCTGAGTTTGTGTTGGGGGCGGCAAAAATTTGGGCCAGTGGGCTGCCCGGTTGCGTCGTGATATTGGCGGGTTGAGTTAGAACGGCAATGAAGGCCCCCGCGATAGCTTGCGTCGGGTAGGAATTCAGGATGGTGCCGTCGTAACGAAAGTAGGTTGACATTTAGCTCTGTCCTTGGTCGCCATCGCCGCTTCGCTTCGAGAAACAGGCATGGCCCGTGATTGCGCCGATGACCGTTCCGGCGAAGGCCACATAAGAGGGGTCAAGGCGGTGATACCAAGACAAAGCAGTGCCGATGCCAAAAATTCCTACGAGAATAGGAATGTGATGGTCGGCGCAGTCGGAGAGAATTTTGTCAATTTTGAGCCACATAAAACATCCACCAAGGAACCGTGTAGTTCCCCCACAGGAGAATCAAGGGCGTTCCACGATTCCCTGATGGAAGACCTTTGTTACTTGCTGGCTGGCTCGGCGTTTTTGCCGCTTGCGCGGTCGCGTTCCTCGGGAGTCTTGAGGCCCAACTTCACGGCCTTGTCCCAATCCAAAACTGCTCCGCAGGAGTGTGTCGCGGCTCCGATTGCCACATACTCTTGGCAGTTCGGGCATTCCTTCATGGGAACGACCGCCTTGTTCCACATGCGGTTAATCTTCAAGAACGCGGCGGCTCTCCGCTCTTCGTTCGTAATGTCTTTCTCGTTGCCGAGGTTGTACTTCTTGTCGGCTACGGTCACGAGTGTCTTGCAGTAGTCGGTGTAACGAGTGCGAGCCTTGGCGACTTCTTCCTCTTTCGGAGGGTTGTTGTGGGTCCAGAACACGCCTTGGTCGTACAGGTTGTTGTTCTCGCCACCGATGCCGCCACGCACGAGGGACTCCGCGATTTCATCGGCGTCAAAGTACTGCCCCATGATTTTGTTATTATCCGAGGCGTATTCCTCAACGAACGGGTGCTCGATTTCGGTCGGCTCGCTGTAAGGCAATCCGGGCAGACAAGCCTTGATGAGGAAATTGCCGGTGCCGCCCATCTCACGGCGGAAGGATTCTCCCGACACGTTGTAGATGAAGGCAGACGGCTGCGGAGCGAACTTTATCCGTGAATAGGCTCGCTTCTTCGGATTGGCGGCACGGCTACTTTCGGGCGACAATCCATCGAACTGAGGGTTACCTTGTACTTTTGCCATGTGGCATTCTCCTGTTTACTTCGATTGCTTGAATCCCCCGCCCAAACCAGTTTTGGCTTCCAGTTCGTCGGCGGTGACTCTCAAATTCACGCGGTCAAGCGGGTTCGTGCGATTGCTTTGACCCGCGACCGAAAACGCATCGCAAAATGCTGGCGCTTGGTCATCGAAGGCATCCGAGAACCACTGCTTTTCCTCGGCTTCCTTCTTTTCTTGGGCAGCAATCTGGCCGTACTTGCGTTGAGCCGCCGTGGTCTCGGCCTGACTCTTGAGAATCAGAGGCACGAGCACGTCGAGCCATGCGTAAGAAAGGGTGTCGAACGTGTAGCAGGCTTCGTATTCCCCTTCGTAGGGATACGGCCCCAAAAGGCTCAGCCCTGAATACGGGCACATGTTTTCCCGATACCAACTCTCGGGAGTCCCGTACATCAAGGGTGAAAGCCAACGTTCGAGAATCCATTTCGGCTTCTCCAAGTTGTACTTCACTTGATAGCGGTATTCGGCGACGGCTGTCTTGGTCGCCGGGTCTTCCCACATGCCGCCAGCGAGTTCATAGCGGCTGTCAGACCACACAATTCTGAAATTCGGTTTCCGGTAGAGATTCAAGCCGCCGATTTTGTTCAGGCGTTCTTGATACTCTCGCGGAGTTCGGAGACGCTCCGGTCCTACGATTGTGAACATGCGTCCGCCGTCTCGCATGGCGTGTAGGTAGCGAACGGAATCGGGTCTGGAGTTCGCTTCCCGTACAACTCGTCGGCACGGAAGAGCCATAGCTCTTCGCCGTCAATGTTGACTCTCATGCCGGTCGCCCGGGAGAACAACACGCGGTCGTTAATCTTTTGGCTCAGGGCGACGAACTTCTGGCCGTCCCAACGGCCTTCACCCACGGCCAACACGGTGCCTTCGTTGCTTTCCAGCTTGGCGATGTCGGGCTTGTACAAACCGCCTGCCGTCTTTTCCTCAACTTCCGGGTCTTTGCGGACGAGGACAAATTCATTGAATGGTTGGAGTCCCATCTGACTTCTCCTGTGACAAAACAAAATTAAGCAGCACGACGCCAAGCATTGCGCTTGGCCGTTCTGCGACGGTGGTCGTTCGAGCACACAACGTCACATTTGTTGATTTCTTCTTGGATTGCTTTCAGGGAGTAGCCCGAAGCGGCCATGAAGCTAACATCTTTTCGCTTCGTTCCTCGAACATGGTCGAAGTCCAAAACGATAATGTCAGTCTCACCGCAATCAACACACGGATGAGTTTTGAGATAGTCCTCGACGTATTGCTTGTTACGAGCAGCAAGCGCAAGAACTAAGTTGCGGCGTGTCTGATTGGGAAGGCTTTTCACTCACTATAGTACTAAGCGAGTGAGAAAACCTTCCCACCAGAGAAGAGGGTTAGTACCCCGAAGGTAGACCGCAGTTTTGGGCGTATGCGCCTGCGCGAACGTTGCGGTTCACGAGGTTCTGACCAGTCCAGTAATACCATTGCGAACTGGTTTGGATACCGCCGCTTGCACCGTAACGCGGGAACACGTTCTGGCCCCCCACGTCATAGAGGCTGACCGGCACCGTGCTCAAACGGCCCCAATTCTTGAGGCAGAGAGCATCAATGCGGCCCGCCGAGGCGTGCACGGAAACGAACAGCTCACGACCGAGAACTTCGTCGGAGGGTTCCTTCGTGCCCATGTCAACCGGAGCGCCGGAGTTCTTCACTTCGTTCTGGATGGTCTTCGCAACCTGCAAGTGGAGGTTTTCCACCGCAGCCTGTTGGTCCAAGCCAGCGTAGAAGATGATGTCCTTCGCAGCCGGGTTCTGGTCACCGAGGGCCACACGGGTCAACTGAACCATGCGGCGGAGAGCCTGAATGGTGATTGCGTTGCCATTCAAGTTCACGGTCGGCGTGGACAACTTGCCGGGGAAGCTGGAGCGGTTAAGCCCGAGCAACGAGCCGGTGTTGCTGTTCACTTGGTAGTACTTCAAGCCGAGGAGCGAGGCTCCTGCGGCACCGGAAGCACCGTTGACGACGAGAATGTCGCCTGCCTGTGTTGCTCCGCCCGTGCTCGGTAGAGCCTGAGACGACCACAACGTCTTGCCGAGGCTGTCCACGGATGAAATCTGGAACGTGCCACGGGTGACGCCGCCAACGTTCGGGAAGACTTGGATAATCTGCGAGTCTTGGAAGTTGTTGGCGTTGTTGACGGTGATGTTCGAGAACATGGCACCGGAACCGGAACCGCTTGAGGCGGTCACGATGGTGTCGAGAGTTCCCGAGCCATCACTCTGGTAGAGGGATTCGAGACCCGAGCGGAACTGAGCAAGCGAGGCTTGCATTTGTTCCTTGGCGTAGTCACGAACCGCCTTGCCCTTGGAGTCGGTTGCGACTTCGGGCAGCTTGGCGATGCTCACAGCTTGGTCGAAGAAGACGATGGAGAGTTGGAGTACCTCGTAGTCGTCGGCTCCGCCAACGCCCATGTCTGCGTTATCGGCAGACGTTTGGCTAAACTGCGAGCCGTTGGTGACTTGAATCGGGAAGCGGGCGTTACGGGTGCTCACCGAGATGGCATCCGTGGCTTCGTCAATTCGTCCGTAGAGAGCGTCGTCGCGCTGCAAATACAACGCGACCATCTCATCCACGTGTTCCAACTGCAAAGCAGTTGATTGCACGTTAAGTGCGGTTTGGTCGGACATGGAAATGGTCCTGAAAAATTGGTCTCACCAACCCCGGCTCTCCTGTGCTCGGGACTAATGGATGACGACACCAAGCCTTCCGGCTTGGGCGTTGTGCTGCTCTCCTGTTGGTGCTTTTTCAGGCCATCGGGTTTTTAACGTGGGTCCGCCCACGAGCCTTACTTCGCAAAACTTTTATTTTTTCAGCTTCAAGACGCGAGGCTTAGCCTCACCCTTGAGCCATACTTTCGGAGGGTTACCGTTCCAGATACCCTCGTTGTATGTGCGCGGGTCAATCTTTTCTTTCGGCGGCATCGCGGTGAGCATCGGTAGCTCGCCTTCGACTTTGCCTGCCGGTGGTTTGTTGCCCGCAACGGGGCCAGCCTTACGAGTGGCGGCAACCCCGTACAATTCTGATTTGACTCTTGCGACGGCCTCGGGAATCTCACGGCGCATTCTCGCCATGAAGAAGTCCAAAGCCTTTTGCTTGTTGCCAGCCTTCAAGAAGGCGGCACGTTGTGACTGAAACTTTTTGTCCGCCTTGAGCATGGCGGCTACGTCATTGTTGACGTTTTGCGCGATGCGCTTCTTTTGGGCATCGCTCAACTTCATGTTCTTGAAGTTGGTATCAATTTCGCGGCTGAGAATCTGGTTCGACTGAGCCGTGATGTCGGTTGCCAGCGACGTGCGGAATGTCTCCGCATTCTCTTTCTTAGTGTTGGCAATTAACTCGCGGGCTTCCTTGACCTCGGCTGGAATTTCTTCCTTCTGCGCCGCCTCTGCTACCTTGGCGATGCCTTCCATCCACGAGTAGAACTTCTCAATCTTCTCGGCGGCATCCGGTCCCTTACCCGCCTTCAAGAGGCCGTAAGCCTCTTCGACCAACTTGAAAAAGCCCGTATTCGCAAAGGTGTTTGCGATGACCCCGCACATCATGCGGTTGTAAGCAGGCTTGTCCATCTGCTGCATCAAATCAACCGCTTCCGGTATCAATTTGACGAAGCCCTTCGGGAACTGCTTGGCAATACCTTCGATGGCCCACGGCTCTCCGGCTTCGAGAGCGGCATCCATCTTGAACATGTCCTGAACGATTTGTTCAGCGGCGGCGACGCCGGTCAATGACTCGCCATCGGCGGTCTCGGCTTCCACGGTGTCGAACAACGACAGGGAATCCTTGGCCGCTTGAGCCTCGGCAGCCGTGGGATACACGGCCTTGAAAGCCTTGTTCTCGAACAGGTCATGGCGAATCGCTTTCGCCGCAGCCGGGTCGGTCTTACTCAATTCCTTGAGATACGAGGTTAACTTCGCGTCGGTTAACGGCTTCGCATCTTTGGCGTCTTGCTTGTCGTCCGTCGCCGCATCGTTTGAAGCATCGGCGTCAGTTTGGTCGCTCGACGCATCCGCATCGGCGACATCGGTTGTATCCTGAACGTCCGTGTCTTGAACGTCTGTGACATCCGTTGCGTCGGCAACGGCGTCCACGCCCACGAGTGGGTTAACTTCGGTAGCCATGAGGCACTTCTCCTGTTGGGAACAAACGACGGGAACTAACTCCCGTAATAGAACGACGCACTACGAGGTTCCGAATTCTGCTTTTTTCTCGTGCCCAAAAATAGGCTCGATGCTATAGCCTTCATCCTCGACGTAGACTCCGCAAATGCCTCCCGGAGCCACGACTTCTCCCTGCTCAGGGCGTCCATCCACGGTGTTGTTGATGAGGTCCGTGAGGGAGATAACGTCGCTGGTATGAGTGACATACAGGGTGAGGCTTGGGAGGCTTAGCTGGTACTCAAAAAAGTCACCTACACGCTGGATAAAGGCATTCAAGGCTTGACCGTTCTCTGGTTCCTCATCGGGATGGTCAATGAAGTGGTCAAGACGAGATTTCAAGTCTTGCCGGTCCTTGCCGTAGAATTCCGGTCCCATTTGCCACGGAAGTAAGGCTCGGTCTTGACGAATCGCCAAGCCTCCCAAGGCACCGGAGCAGATTTCCGCCGTTTCGATGGCTCTCAAGAGAGGCGAGGCGATGATTCGCTCGATTTGGAACTTTTTCAGAAATTGGGCCGCACGATGAGCGTCTAAAACGCCTTCGTCGTTGAGACCGGGGTCCAACATCCCTCGAAAAACGTTGGAGTCATTGGCATCCGTGTCTCCGTGACGGAGAACGAGTGCTCGGAGTTCCTTTTTCGTCGCCATTCTTAACGCCCCAATTTACGAGGCTGGCGTGGAGCGTTAGCCGCCGCCACGGACGCCGGATTTGTCTGAATTCCTTGCTGTGCGGCGGCTTGAGCCACGGCGTCGGGCGGCAACTTGCCACTCAACGAGATTGTGGGAGGCTTGGCTGGCGCATTCGTGGCTTGAGCCTTGGCGAGAGCCTCGTGTGCCAAGAAATGGAGACGCACGTTCGTGTATCCGCCGTCCTCATTCGGGTCGGCGGCTTTCGCCTTGACGCCTTCCGGCGAATTCAGCCAGCGTTTGCACTCTTTGGCTTCGACTTCGTGGTCTTCGACCTCGGGGTCGGGCGTAATCGAGGTCACGAGAGGCTGACTTTGTTGAATCTGCTTCAATTGAGTGAGCAAAGTCCCGGCTTGCACGGCGACTTGGGGGTCGGGCTGTTGTCCTTGAGTCTTGGCCGCTTCCGAGGCTTGCTGGATTTGGTCCAATTGAGTCTGGATTTGCTCAATCATCGGGTTCGGGTTCGGCGGCTCTTGCAACATCTGGTCAATTTCGGCGAGTTGCTTGTCACGGGAGTCTTTTTCGGGGATGGTGAAGTTTTCGAGTCCGAGCATGTACCATGACTCGGCGATGTTGTCCGGCTCCAAGAGTTCCTGCATGAGTTCAGGACTTTGCTTCGCACCGATGACGAGTTCCGTGAATTGTGCCTTCTTGTCGGCCCACGATTCCGGGAAGTTGTCATCAACATCGGGGAACGCGAGTACATTGCCCTGCATGTCGTCCAGCGAAATCTCGATGGGTTGAGGCTTTTGACGGCGGTTGCCCGGAAGAACTTCGGCAATGTCGTCTTTGCGGCTATTCGCGGCGCACACCACGGCTTGCTTCATGCAAGACGCATAGGCTTCCTTGATGGATTGCCACGTCGTGCCTTGGACGCCAAGGGCTTGGTTCTTCTGGATGGTCATGCCGCCCATCGTGTTACCGGCGTTGCCAACGTCGCCGCCGAACAACGCGGGAAAAGCACCGCACAGGAACTGAGCGATGTCGCCCTTCAATTCCTGAATCATGGGGATGAGGGAAGCGGGGCAATCCACGGTAGGCTCGATGAAGAAGTACGAAGCCAAGTTGACGCCCGTGTCTTGGTCAACCGGCTGGTATTCACCCGGAGCATTCTTCTGAGAAGCGAGAGAGCCGAGGTCAACCTTGGACTGGTTCACCCACTTCATCGGAATCGTGTAGTTGTACGTGTTGAACGCCAAGTCAATGAGGTCGTTGAGGCGTTCCTGCAAGGAAACGAGAGGACCACCCAAAGCAATGCGGTGGTTGCCGTCGCCTTCGGTGCCGTAAACCATCGTCCAGTGGTCGTCCATCTTTTCGTTTTTTGCTTCGCAGAAGGTGTCGCCCATGAAGGTCACGGCGCAGCCATCGGGGAAGAACGAGAGCAATTCCTCACGCAAATCATCTTGGTCAATGTCGGTGAAGGTGCACGGGCGGAGCCAATAACGTAGCTCTTCTACCGTGCGAATCATGGTGTCGGAAGACTGAGAGAGAACGCGGGTGCCCTGCTTCGTGCTCACACGGGCGATGCGTTCGTACTCGGACTGGCCTGCGCCAATCGTGTTCGAGCGCACAATTTTGTCGGCGACCTTCGGGAATTTGGCGCGAGCGATGGTGATGTCTACATCGTTCTTGAGGGCAAGACAGTGGGCTTCCGTGAGTTCGTTGATGAGGATGGGAACCTTGACTTCAAGAGTGCCGTAAGCCTTGATGACTTCCTGACCCTTGGGCGTGCGTTCGCCGAGCGTCGGAGTCTCGCCGGTCTCAGGCTCCTCGTAGCCGAACTTCTGGCCGTCAATCACGTATTCCGTGTGGAGATAAGCGACGCCATCCGTCCACAGGTAATAGAGAAGGTTGTGCTGAATCTTACGCATTTTGTTGTTGCGTTCGATTAGGCGCTTCACCTTTTCGGCAGCGGCAGCGGTCTTGATGTCAATGCTGGCTTTTGGGTTTTGAGGTTCGAAACGGACGGTAGGATTGTTGGCGGACAGCGCACCGATGACGAGTCGCCCGTAGCCGAAATAGATGTTGGTGTCGTAACGAAGGTCGGAGTGGTCGGCGTTGTTGCCGTTGCCCTGATTCGAGGCGGGCTGGTCGCCGAAGAGACGCCATGCTTGACCACGGGCATCCCACAAAATGCGTTGCAAGCCCTTCCAGAAATAGCGGGCTTTGCGTGCTTCCATCAATTGCCAGCGGCGGGGATAGAGGTCGGACTCCGCGTACTTCTTGCACAGGTCTTGAAGTGCGACCTTGGCTTCGTCGCTGAGTTCCTTGTTTTGCTCGGCAACATCCTCGGCCCCCTCGTTGGAACCGGAGTAGGGCGCAAGTTCTCCTGTCGCAGCTTTTTGTTCCGGCTCACCGCTGAACGCGGAGTCGGACATTTCTGTGGCGATTCGTGCCATGGTTACCTACTATTTGGTTTCTCTTTCGGCGTATTCCGCCAAAAGTCTGAGTTCTATCGGAGTCAAATTGCTCTTGCTCCGATTAGCCTTGTACGAAATCACTTTCACGTTTCCTCTCACGTACCCTTTCGAGGAAACAATTCGGTCGAGAGTTGGAGAACCATCACAAATGCGACCTCTACCTCTGACCAGAGGAATTCCGAGTGCCGGACAATATGCGGGAATCACGATGTCTGAGAGTTCCAAATCAAACTCACATCCCTCATCTTTGGCTCGCCGCTTGGCGTGATACCAAAGTTGAAGTTCGGCTGGCTGCTTTCTCGTACCCGCCATGAGGCCGTGTTTCAAATTCCCGAGACCGATTTTTCGATTGTGTTCTTTACTTCTGATTTGCATTGAGGGCGAATTGCGCCTTCCGCTTCATCTTTGTCGAGGCATTCGGCGATGCCTTCAAGTGATGGGCGTATTCCATCGGGGAAAAACCGGCACGGTGAGCCGCCTTCGTGAGGCTACCCTTGGTGCCTTTCTTCTCCATTTTTTCTGTTGCTTTTTGCATCCACTTCATGTCCGTCTCCGAGCGGCTATTTTTTGCATCGAGCCTTTGCGCTCAGGAAGGCTTCGAGGCGAACTCGTGGCCCCAAGCCATTCCTTCACGCCGGAAGCGCCGAGAGCCTTCTTAGCGGTTGGAGTATGGAGCCAGCGGAATTGCGCTTTTGAAACGGCGGGCATTAGCAAACAACGGAGCCGAGATTGCCGAGACCGCCGATGTCCGCGCTTTCGCCGGACTTCGCCTGTGCGTTCTCGTGTTGCTCGAACTGGTCGGGATTCTCTTCGCCGAATGCTTGAGCCGCGTGCTGCGAAGCCTCATCGAACTGGTCGGCACGGTGTTCGTGCACGTGTTCGCCGTGGTGGGAAGAAACCTTGAAGCCGCCTTCCGGGTGCTTCTCCATTTCGACCTTGTTGGCGGGGCCGTGCGTGGCGACGACACCCTTGATGTCCTCACCCTCACCCTTCGCCTGCTGAGCAGCGATGCCAGCGTGTTCGGACTCGGCCTTGGCTTTGCCCGAATGGTCTTCCGCCGCAGGCTTAGCCTTCGACTGACCGCCACCCTTCGAGGCTTGCGCCTTGGGCTTTCCGTAAACGTCTCCCCATGATTTCATGTTGTTATCCTTGTGCTGCGAGTGTTACTAATTCTGCTTTGGCTGCCTCGGCGTCTTCCGCCGCCATTTCCCGCTCTTGTTGGGCGTAATACTCTTGCCGAATTTGAGCGAAAGTCTTGCCACGACCGGGTATCTTCACCCACTCCCCGGGTGTCTTCGGTTCACCGGGCTTCTGCTCCGTTAGGTGTTGATAGCGAGCACCGGCTGTCGTCGAAAGCGGAAAGAGAGCGAGTTCAAGCCGCTCAATCTTTCCCTTCTGAAATTCAAATTGTTGCCGCAGCCACTCGTTCTCGCTTTCGAGATGAGTGACGTAGGCGCTCTTAAACAAATCTTTTAGCCATCCCACGGGTTGTTCTTTCGCCAGCCTTGCGTGCGCTGGAGTCGAAAGCCTCCTGTTCCTTGCTTCGCTAACTTCTCTCGCTTGAATTCCATGTCCGCACGGTAGATGCGTTGGAAATCGGGCTTGCCGTCAGCGGTCACGAGCGTCGAAAACTTCTCGGCCTTGAGGATTGACTCGGGCTTTTTCTTCGGCGACAAAAACGACTTCAATCCATATCGGGCCGAGTCAGCGCAGTCGTCGAAAATTGACGGCGTGATTTTCACGATGTCGTTCTGTTTCTTCTCGTCACGAATGAGCGTCGGCAAACCCTCGATGAGGTATTTGCAGTTCTCCGTGATAATCCACTCGGTCAAAATCAACTTGTTGAGCATGAGTGTCCAGCCACCTGCACGCTCGTTGTCGGCTGGCTGACAAGCCGGAAGGTTGTACTTCCGCAAATAGCGGGTGAACTCTTCCGCGATGCTGTGAGGACCATCCACTCGTTGGAAACAATCCGGGGAGAGGTAAATGTGCTGGATGTTCTCCAGAAACTTTCCGCTCTCATCCCGCTCCATGAGGTTGGCGATGTCCGATGCCAACTCGTAGCTGCCGTGTTCCTGAAAAGTGGCTTCACGGTAGGTGACGACGACATCGCGTTTCTCGCCTTTGGGGACCGGAATCCCGAACCGCTCGCCGGTTACTTCATCGAGAGTCACAATCGTGTGCCAATAGATGGCGGTCCACGATGGGCTGTACGCCCAATCAACTGAAATCCACCGTGGTTGCCACACCTGAAAAGGCACATCACGGACATCCCGCATGTGTTGACCGGGATTGAAAACCGCGAAGTACTGACCCGCGACCACATCCCATGCGCCGTCGAGCATCTGTGCTCGGAGGTCCGGTGCGAGTGACCGCAAGCCCGTGAGGTAATTCACATCGTTGGCGTAAATCGGGTTGTCGAAAACCGTGGTCTGGATGCACTCGTAATCGGCGGCGTTATAAGTGTCCTCGCCCATGCCCGGTGCGGGCTTCTTGTCTTTCCAGAGAGCACGTAGCCAAGCGATGCCCGGCCCACAAGGGTTCGTGGCTCCCGCCATGTTCGGACGGCTACCTTTAATGGGGCAGCGGTTACGGGACTTCATGAAGTCCCATTGCTTGTACGTGAAGTGCGAAATCTCGTCGAAGCCGATGAACAAGAACTCAGCCGACTGATACTGGTAAACGTCCTTCTCGTTTTCGCAATGGCCGAAGTACAGAATCGAGCCGTTTTCGAAGGCCACGGTGTGGTTCGATTTGTAGTACTTCTTGATGCCGAGCAGCTTGCGGTGCGGATGGATGTAGCGGAGATAGTGGTCAATGACCGACTTCTCCAATTCCGTGAAAGTGCGGCGCAAGATGATGGAGTTCGAACCGGGGAACTCCATGCAATGGAATACCGCTTCCCACAGAAGGCTCAGCGTCTTGCCAGCACCGGCACCACCGAAGTAGAGCCGATACCGTGCTGAACAACCGTGGAAACTCTCCTGTACCGGGAATGGGTCGTAGAACTGCCGGATGTCGAGGAATTCCTCGCCAGCCGTGATGACTTCTTGCATTATTCGATTTTGATTACCGGGCGAGCGATGGTACCCACGATGAACTTCGGCGCGGTTTGGGCGTCGAGTTCTTCATCCGAGGGAACAGCCTTGCCGTCCACGCGATTTGCCAATTCCTGAATTGCGGCGACTGCGGTCTTGAATTTCCCGTCTCCGTGGAGACAACGTTCGACCAGAGACCACGCGATTTGCTCGATGATGGTCGTCGGGATGAACACCGTGTCTGCGGGGAGTTCGAGAATCTTGAGAAGTGCTTTCCGCAATCTCTTGTTGTTGGCGGAAATCTTTCCACCGGGGTTGACCGAGACGCCGGGCTGGAACTTGACGCCTTCTTGATTCCCCGGCTCAAATACGTGCAAATTTGGATTCTTCGGTTTTTCGAGACCCACGACCGGCACGGGGTCGGGGAACTTCGCTTTGATGGCGGCGACCTGTTCGTCGCTCAAAAGAGATTTGAATTCGCGCATTAGGCTTCTCTACCTCGGTCAACCAAGACCGCGATTCCCTTATCAATGCTGGAGAGCGTCTTGATTTGCTCATCTGACTTCTCGTTGGCCGAATCTTGCTTGGCGTTCAACTCGACGAGAGCCTTCTGCATCGTAGGAAAGCAATTCGTGGACATGTGGTCAATTTGTTGCATGGCTTTCAGACCCGCAGCCTTCTGGTCGTGGCGGGTGATGATGTAACCCACGGCGGCGGCGAGTACGGTCAAAGCGGTGATAGCGGATGCAAGAATGTCAACCGCATCCTTGAAATTCTGCGGGATTGGCACGGGAGCCTACTTTTTGAAAACAGCCTTGATTCGGGTCCAGATGGCCTTGATATGGCTCCAGACGCTCTTGGCTTCGGCATCCAACTTGGCAGCCTCGGCCTTGAGACGTGCTTCTTCCAGAACGGCAAGGTGTTCGGTTTTTTCGGTAATGGCCTTGGCGGAGGCTTCGAGGGCCTCTGCCTTGGCTTTGAACTCGGCTTCAAACTTGGCGGCGGCGGCTTCCACGCGGGTAGCGGCGGCGGATACGGACTTCTCGAATGAGTCCATCTTTTCGGCGATTTGGTCAATGCTTAGCATGGTGACTCCCGTTAACGGCAAAAATGGTGGATGAGGTACGCGATTCCGGCGTTGGTGGCTATCAGGAGCCAATTGACTCTCAGCCAGAGGATGCTTCTACCCGTAATAGAACGCCAGCGAGCGGACTTCACGGCTTGCAAGTCCATGGCGGTCGCAGGCTTGGCGGCGAGGAGCAAACCTTGGACGTAGCGGGACTTATGAGCCTCGGACTTAGCCGTGGCCAGCCGGGAGGTAAAGCCTTCACCGACGACGGCCAAGCCATCAACGACACCCTCGGCGATAAGCCGTTTGTTGTCGGGGCTATAGACCTTCTGAACTTGGATTGTGTGTTCCATTTTAGTATCCCCACCCTCGTTGACGGCGGGTGTAGATGATGCTCGACGGTGATGCACTCTTGAGGGCAAAAACAGTGAGACCATTTACCGTGGAACCCGTCTTCGTGAAGGTGATGGTGTCGGAACTCAAGGCTGCCGTCAGCGTGGCCCACGAGGACGCAAAGCGGCAGTATCCGGCGACGTTCTGGTCTACACCATTCGTGCCTTGGAACGACGTAGCCGCCGTGTCAGCAATCTTCGTGACGCTCGCTCCCGCTGCGCCCGCCGTAGTGATGGCGAAAACACAAGTGAAAACGAAATCGCCGCTGGCTCCGAGAGATGCACCGCTGCCGATGGTCGGAGCGGGGGTAGTGACTTCTATAGGCTGAACGATGCCATCCGTGATAGAGGCCGTTCCAAATCCCGAGTACTCGAAGACGTGAACGTCCTCCACGACCTTGCTGGCAGAGTTGCTGACCGTGATGGATGACGTGGAGTTGATGTTGACGACAATCCACACATCCATCCAAGAACCATCAGAAGTTGAGGTTCCCATTTGGACGCCCGTCAATTGGGTGACCGTTCCGCTCACGCCGCTGAGGCCGCTGAGGGAACTTCCCGTGCGAGAGTTGGTGACCGCGCAAACAATCATCACGTTACCCGCACCCGTGGCGGTGAGCGTCACCGAGGCGCTGGAGGTAGCATTGCTTAGCGTGTTCTTGTATTGGACTTCGGCGAAGGCCATCGGTCACCTTTAGAACTGACAATAGGTCACGGAACCCGCGATGTGGATGGCGTTGGAGTTGTTAATGTCCAGACCTTCGCCCGCAGTCGTGGTAATCCATGTGCCGGGGTTGTGGTCATAGTTAGAGCCTTGGTTTGCGACGAAGAAATCTATGCCTGATGTGTTGGTCGTCGTTGTGTGAGATTGCAAGTTGACGTTCGTGGCTCCGTTCACGGATACCTTGTAGCTCAGCACATAAATTTTCGTGCTGCCGGAAGCCGCGACAAGGGTGGCAGCGCCAGATGATGAAGTGTCGAAAGTTGCGCGGGAAATCGCACGCTGGACTCCGGTGGAATCCATGATGAATCCGAGTCCGATGGCTTGCGACAATGGATTCTGGCTGACAACCAAAGCAGTGTCACCAGCGGCGGCGGCGGTGGAAGCCGCCTTGATGGTTGCCTTGTTGGTTCCACCGGAGTCAATGAGTTCGACGCCGCCGATGTTGTTCGTGCCTGCGGGAAGCGGTAACGCGATGTTCACGGGTTGGAGCGGAGCCTCGGCGAGAGTCGCCCAATAAGGTGTGACGAGCGGTGTCGAAGAGCCGGTGATAGCCGTCGTCAACTTCGCACGGACGGAGATGAAGCCTTGAAGCTGAATCAAGAAAGGCACGTTCGAGTTGGCGACGAAGGTATAAGGGTTCGTGAGTTGTGCGAATGTCGCCGGGTTCAAGATTTGCGCGACGGGAATCGTAATCCAGTTGACGTTATCGTATGTGCCTTGGAACGTGACCGCGCCTGCGGTGAACGTCGAGTTGGAAATGTCCAATTGGACGATGATGGCATCGGGTGAATTGAGTTGGCCCTGAGTCGCGGTGCCGGTTGGGTATTGCAAGGTGTTCTGAGCGGTGCCGGTTCCCCACGCAGCTCCGGTCGTGAATTGCGTGCCGGGGAACACAAGCAAGTTGCCGTTCTGGTCGGCTTGTTGCGCCATGCTCTGGCCGGTGGTCGGCGCGGGAGCCGTGACGTTGTACACGGAAAGAACTGCGAGACCGTTGGCGGGAGCCGTGCCTGCGCTGATAGCCGCATCCAAAGTGGCACCGGAGTTACCTTTAATGTCAGCAGTCCAAGTCCCGGATTGTGCCGCTTGAACGGCAAAGGTTCCGGTATTCGTGACCGCGATGGTTTGACTCGCGGAGATACCAACGGTCCATGTTCCCGATTGCGATGCCGTGACTTGAAGTTGTCCAACACTCGAACTCAAAGCACCACCCGAACTATCGGTGATGGCTACCTTCATGATGCCCGTGCCACCAGTAGCGACAGTGCTTCCCCCAACTTGGGCAATGTTCATGGACCAGTTGGAGCCGCCCTGTTGAACCGTCCATGTCCCGGATTGCGTGACGGCCAACGTCGAGTTTTGAATTTGTGTCCAGAGGGCGTTTGAAGTCGAAGCGATGAGGTTGCCGGAACCGTCTTGCAGACGAACGGACCAGTTGCCGGATTGTGTGACGGCAAGAGTCGAGTTGCCGATGTAAATGTTTCCACTCGAATCAACTTTGAGAGTCTGTGCTTTCGCGGTTCCACCGTAATCTGAACCACCCATGAGGACAGGGTTTCCCGCCACGTTGGAACCCGCAGCGGCGTCACCAACAACGGTGACAGGGTTCGTGATGGAAGTAAGAGTTCCGATGTTCCATGTACCGCTTTGCGTCGCTTGGACCGCAAAGGTTCCCGTGTTGGCGACGTTCCATGTTCCCGATTGCGTGACACCACCGATAACATTCGAGCCTGCGGGAAGCGGGGCCACGATTGTCGTGATGGGAAGCAGAACTGTTGAAGCCTCGACCGCGATTTCCACGGAACCCGTGCCCACGAGGGATGAGTTGGTGTTGAAACGAATCTGAGTGGGTTGGAACCCCGCCGTCGAGAATGCAATCTTTTGATTCGTGGAGAATGACGTGAAGGCAATCGGTTGCGAGACTGGCGCAAAATTGTTTGCGGGGTCGTAGACGGGCAAGTTGTACCAATTCACGCCGTCAACAGTGCCTTGAATCGTGAAGTTGCCGCCCGTCACCGAGCCGGTGATGACGCCCGAAAGCAAAACGGAGGCATAGTTATAGTTTGATACCGCGACGGCCAACAAGACAGCGAGAGTCGCGCTCGGACTGCCCGAACTCGTGATGTTGAGTGCGTTCGGGTTCCCGGAGCACGCATCTAAGAAGGCACCGATTGTGTTCGTGCCTGAAGGAAAAGAGACCGCGAAAGAACCTACGGCAACGCTCCACGCACCGGATTGCGTGGCGGCAACGATGCCGGAATCCACGACGACGTGCTGAGGGGATGGGAAGGTAACCGACCACGGAGCCGAACCTTGTTGCACGGTCCATGTCCCGGATTGAGACACACTCCACGAACCACCTTGATTCGCGGTCACCGTGCCGGAAACAACCCACGGAATCGTGCCTTGCGTGACGCTGCCGCCGCCGCCTCCACCAGAACTGGCGGGGTCATGGACGGCCAAACACACAACCGGAGGACTTCCGGCCAAAATTGTGGTCAATCCCGTGGTGCCCGCAAACAAAGAAGCATTGACGCCGATAACGTTGCCGCTCGGAGCCGTACCGAATGCGGTCGGCGAACCCAAAGCCACGGAGTTCCACTCGGTGACGTTATCGGTGACGCTCCATGCCCCGCCTTGATTTGCGGTCACCGTAGATAGCGGAGTCAAAGTTGAAAGTTGAGCCGCCGTTAAAACGACAGGTAGTGAAACGGCAGCGAGTTGCTGACCGAGGGAGAAAGATACGCCACCAACTTGGGCAATGTTTTCGTTCCAAGGTGTAGCATTTGCGGTGCCTTGATTAGCGGTGACAGTACCCGAGACAACCCACGGTGACGTGGATTGTGTAACGGCTTGAGTTGAGGGGAAATTGCCGACCGTGACGGGAACGCTGGATTGGTCCGAGGCAAGCACGACGGGAAGCGAGGCAGACATGGTTGTCTGGCCGAGCGTGATGGGAGCGCCGCCGACTTGAATCAAATTTACGTTGGGGGAACCACCGCCAGAGATGACGGTGACGGGGAAGGGATTTACTGCGGAGGGGATTTGAAGATTGCCGGAGCCATCCTTGTAACCGATTTGGATAGCGTCGGCGACGATAGGGCTACCGATGAGACCATCGGCGGCGTCTTCCGTGGGCTGCGTGACGCCGGAGCCATCAACTTTGAGCGCGTCGCCAGCCGTGACCAAAGCGATGTTGCCGCCGCCGACGACCGACACATACCATGCGCCAGCCGGGGAGCCGGGAGTGCCTTGATTTACGGTGCCGCCGCCTCCACCTGAGCCGGTGGTGAGCAATGCGCCCGTGTCGTCGAAGTGAAAATTGTGCTGGCTCATCAGCTACCCCTTCTCGGGTTAGCCGAGGATTTTTGCGATGACGGTCGGCGATGTGCCGCCAGAGAAAGAAGGAACCTTGACGCGGATGAAGTTCACGTTGTCGGCGGTCGTCACAGGACGGGTTTCGCCACCAGCCGTGAGAATCGCCGAAGTCGGCTTGTCAATGACGGAATACTCGTCGTCTACGTCGTTGATAGCGCCTTCCAATTGAATGACGGCGGCTGCTGGCGCAGACGGGAATTGATACGCCCACGAGAAATTGGAACCGCGCTGGCGGTTGTGGACGCGGGAGACCGCGAACTGGAGTCCGGTCAACGAGGTTGCAGGCGGCGAACCGGCACCGAGAGCGTCGGCGGTCTCGGGCACCGGGGCAAAGACCGTGGCCGAGTCGGGAGCCGAGGCGACGTTAGATGCGGTGATAGCGACGGTGAAGGTGCCGACGCCTGCGGCGGAGAAAGTCCCGACCGAGGCGATAGGCTTTTGCGTCACGTTGAACACCGAGCCACCATTCGTGCAGCCGACGATGGTGACAAGCTGGCCGACGACGGGGATATTGCCTTCGATGATGAACACCGTGTAGGTGGCGACGTTCGAGGTCAAAGCGGTATTCGTGACGTAAGCCTTGGTGTCGGCTTGTTCCGAGTTCTTGCCCCCGAGAGAATAATTCGGGAGACTCGGCTCGATGATGGACTTCACGGGTGTGACCCAAGGGGTGGAGTTGTAATTTGGCATAGCTATCCTTCGACGACCGTGACCAATGGGTCGCTAACTTGTTTCGGAAGGTAGTCGGCCTTCCGTATTTCTGAAATCTCGGCGAGATGCAAAGCGTGGTCCCGTTTGCCGGTATAGGCTCCGACATAGACCGTTTTGCCATCCATGGCCTGAGCCTCTTCCCATAGTTCGACTGGAACCAAGAACCACCAGAAGTCAACCTTGAGAGCCTTGTTGAGGCCACGTAAAATGAGCAGGTGTTCGTGACGTGGAATGTACTTCTTCTCTATCGAGCCATCCGGGAGTTTACGCTCGACGACCTTATCGTCGAGGCGCTTCTTTCGGACCTCGGTGACGACGCCTACCCAAATGTCATCCTTGCCCATGAGCCACGTCGGGTATCGTGAGGCTAAAGCCTGCTCGGGGGCAGGCATGTCGTGAGTTCGCTTCATGACTTCACCCACAATAGAACGCCGTCAACGACGCCAGCCTTCGCCGGGAGGCACGCCTTCAGAGTTGCCACCCTTGCACGTGACGCAAGCCTTTTCCATCACCGTCACGGTCTTATCCGTGGCCGGGCATCGGCACTGAGCTATGACGGCTCCGCACGAACACTTGATGACGAAGTGGGTGCCGCAGGCGGAGAGAGGATTTGTTTGCATTGGAGACACTCGTATACGGGCAAATAGACTTTGACGCCACGGACGACCTTGACTTCTTGGACCTCGGAACCGCAATGAGGGCAGCGGAGTCCGGGCACGGCTTGGGGTTCGGGGTCGGACATGGGTTACTCCCAAAAACTGAAAAAATTTAGGGCGTCAGTCGGCGATTTCGCGCCCGGTTTCGAAAAAGGGGGTGTGGGGGGTGAATTTTAGGATTCACGCCCACGACCGCGACCTTAAACCGCGTCATGACCAGCTTCCCATCCCGCAATCGGAGTTAAGTCCTTTGTTATCATTAACAGGTCAGGGTTTGAATGCGGTGTTCTAACCCACGGTTAGCTCAATGGCGAATGCGAGACGAAGTTTGAGGTCGGGTTATCGCCGCCGACCGAGTTTATGGCTAACGGTCGGCTAACGTTTGTTGATTCTAAACGGTTTATTCCAGCGTCAGTTCGAGTCAGTGTCATTGATTCAAAAGGGTTTACGGATGCTCGCTCAACAGCTTGTCGGCGCTGTCCATGACGTGAATTAGTCCCGCCTTTAGCATCCGTTCAAAGTCGGGATGCTCTTCATTCACGTAAGGCGCTGACCCCAAATCCGATTTGGCGCACGGCACATAGCGTTCGAGCAAAGCAAAGTTCGTCCAGATAGGATGACCTTTGGACGCGACGTGAGTGCTGTGCGGCTCTTGAACGATAGCCACGACTCGCCATCCCACTGACGACAACTGATTGAGTTCATGCAAGTCGCCCATATCAACTTCGAGGGCGACCCACTGTCCTACTTGACGTGACCCACGGCTAGTCCTGACACGAAGCCTGTCACGAAGCCGACCTTGAACCATTTCATCTTGCCTTTGCGACAATCCGCTTTGAGGGCTGCAATCTCTTTCTTGTTGGCGTCGTCGGCATCCGCGATTTGCTTGTTGAGACCCACGATTTGAGCCTGCAATCCGCCTATCACCTTGTCGTCGTTCGCTAACTCGGTTTGGGTGTCTTTGAGCGTGGCCATCGTAGCTTGCAAGCTATCCAATGCGTTCACGGTCGCGTGTGCTGCATCTACGTTGGCCACGATGCCGGTAGGCGTCGCTTGGAAGTCCGATGGCGGCAAGTTCACGAGTTGTGCCCAACGAGAGGCTAAGTCGGGCAACGGCAATGCTTGGTCGCTCTTCTGTTGTTGAACCACGACGACTTGGCGGCTCTTCATCGCGGCATCGAGGCTTTGACGGTCGGCTGCCACTTGTGCTTGGAGTGCGGCATTCGTCTGAGCCAATGCTTGGTTGTCTTCGACCTGAGTTTGTAACTTCTGTTGAGCGAGTTGAGCCTTTTGGTCGTCCACGACGGCCACGTGGTCGAAGTACTTCTCACCGAAGTGGAAACACAGCAAGCCTGCCAACACGATGACGATTATCGTGTGGTGAGCCTTGATGAACGCGATGTAGTTCTCTAACGTCATACTTCCGGGTCAAGCGGCTTGATTTGGTCCAAGTCAATCGGCGTGAGCAAGCAACGACCTTGTTCATCTGGTTCACCGACGACGAAATCCTCTTGAAGGCTTTGATGGAAGATTGGGCATGAGCCGCCATGAGTTTCGCTGCCATCCTCATCGGTGTGGCAATGCTCCGGGTCGCAATCGGTGCGGTCAAGCTGACCATCCTCACGCTCACGGGTTCCCATGTTGGTGTCGCCCTTGAACACGTATGGCTTGCCTTCCTTCGCAAAGTCGGTGGACTCAGCGCCAGTAAAAGCCAGAGTCACGTGACGGGCACAGACCCAACGCATGAGTGGTGCCACGAGTAGCACGGTGTTTTCACCGCACTGGTTGCCTTCGACTTCGATGCCGCAACGTCCTTGCGGCGTGTCAATGAAGTTCATGTGTCTACCAGATTTCGAGAATGCCCAAGACTTCGCGGATGTCCGAAGGGTGGACGCCAGCGGTCGCCAACTCGATGACGATTTCCTCCCGGCGTGCCTTGCGGCTACCGGCTTCCAGTCCTCGCTTGAATTCGTTGTAGTCGCCCGCTGACTTGGCGCAGTTCCCCTCTACGGCTACTTGGAATGCCCCGGGAGTCTCCAAAAGGTTGTTCGCAATTTTCTTGGCTTCCACGACCTTGCGTGCTGCCTTAACCGTATCTTTAATGCTCATGGTGTCCTCAATCCAAAGTGATTTGTGGCCGCGATGCCGTTATCACGTCGCCGTTGTCGGCTTCGAGCACATGAGGAGCCTCGACGGTTATCCACATGAATTGGGCGGCGGGTAAAATGCGGGTGAACTTCGTGCCATCCGTCTGGTCGGCGTTAATCAAACCCTTGGTGGCTATCTCGTTGGTCAGACGGCGATGGATTTCATCCAACTCTTGCAATGAGTTGCACGGGATAGGCAACTCGCGCTGCTCCATCGTGCGGTTAAACCGCGCTGCATTGACCTTGAATCTCGCAATCATGCTTCGTTCCTTTGAGGTACGCTCTCGCTTGCTCCATGAGTTCGTTTTCCAAGTACCCAACCACAATGTTGCATCGTTGATGAAGCAGGCCACGAACTTCATTGGTTACATGGTCGTGGTCAACGTGTGCCTTTCGGTAATCCACTGGAAGAGGCTTCCCGCATACTAAACAAAGACCTTTTTGCTCTTCGTACATCCGCTTCTTGTCTTCGAGCGTGATGCCGTATGCGTGGCGAAGAGAGTTACTTCTCCGCTCGTCGGTCTTCGTCTGATACTGAGCCTTCTGCCGGTCGGCGCACTTCTGGCACAGAACTTTTCCCGGTCTCGCTAAGTTCGGGCAATCGTGACACTTCTTTTGAACCGTTTGATTCATACTCTTGCTTCGTGATTCCGTACCGTTGCCCGAACTCGTCATCGCTCAAGAACGTGTAATCCCATTTGATTTGTTGAACGTTGGAGGAACTCGGAAACGGTGCCGACTTGCCGCCGACCGCCAATCGGTCGCCCGGACCCGCTGCATGGATGGGGTTATCGCTCATGTTAAGCCTGTGGAGCCTCGGGAGCCGGGGCCGGTGTGGATTCCGAAAAGACTTGGGGTCCGGCTTGTTGAGCCTCGGGTGTGGGTGCCGGAGCCTCGGCGGGCTTGGGCTGCTCGATGACGACGAACTTCGTGAAGTCACGGCTGATGCCCCATACCTTGGGGTCGAGTCCTGCCTCGGTGAGAAGCTGGAGCACGTATTCCGTGATGGCTTCGTGGTGAGCCTTGACGATTTGGTTCCCGGCTGTGACCGCCGCTTGGCACGAGGCAATAGCCGTGGCTCGGTTGATGACGAGCAAACGCAAGGTGCTCTGGTGTGAGGGGGAAAGGGTGAGGGCTTTGTTCTTCGCCATTTGATTCTCCTCCCGAATAGTACTGAGATTTTATTCTTCAGGGTCAATGATTCTGTCGAGTTCGGAATCGAGTTGTTCCCGGGCGAGGAGTTCGGCGGCGTCTTGAAGGCTGATGTGGAACCAAACCTTGCCATCGTGGGTGACTTCGATGCGGGTATCCGGGGTCACGGATAGGGGTCCAAGTATCGGGTCTTTGACCATGAGACGGCGTACCTCGACTGGTATCTGAACCACTTGGGGAATGTATTGGGTTTCCCGAAGCATCATCACGGGAGCCTCGGAGCCTTCGACACGGAGTCTAAGCATTGAACTCCTCTTGCTCGGCGACGCGACGGCGGAGTAGTCCAGCCACGACTTGGCCTCCAGCGTGGTCCCATTTTTGGAATTCGTTCGCGGCATTGGCGAAGTCGCCTTGATTCACGAGCGCCAATAGCTGGCTATGCTCGAACGAGCCGGAGCCTAAATTGAACGTGAAATCTACCAAGGCATCGAACTCGTTTTGTGTCAACGGAACCTTGACCATGGCGTCCACGACTCGGGTCGCCCATTGAATGTCCTCTTGGAGCCAAGCCTCGGCTTGGGACTGAGTGCAAGTGTCACCCGGCTGGACGCCGAGCGTGTGCCCGTAACCTATCGTCCAGCGACCAACTTGGTCTTGGTAAGCGGCGAGGCGGACGCCCTCGAATTGTTCGGTTAGTTGGAGACCTGTGCGGGAATAGTTCATCTGATTTTGATTCCTTGGTAGTGGGGGCGAATATAGTGGTTGAAGTAGGAACCCTTAGAGGCGGCGAGCAAGAGACCGTGGTAAGCCAAGGAAGGCACGCGAATGTACTGGTAGGCGGTGCCATCGGCGAACTCGACGACGAGCACACGCGAAGGCTCGTCGTAGCTTGCCGAGGTCATGCTTTTGGAGTTGAAGGCTTGGCGTTCCATGCACAATAGAACGCCGAGAGGGGCGGAGGACTTCCGCCCCAACGGTCTAATCACCAATGAAGTCAGTTTTCCACGACTGAATCGTTAGCTTTGAGATAGTACTGAGATTTGAAGGAAGGACCGGACGGAAAGGTGTTGCGCCCCGCCGTCCGGTATCGGAGAAAGTGTTGAGCAATCCCGATTGCTTATATTACTGAGGTTTTGCGGCGCACACCCCAATAAGTCGTGTACAACGCTTTCACGACCGTGGGATGCAAGCCCGTCATCGCCGCTACCTTGGCGATGCCGAGTCCAATCGAGATGAGGCGAAGCGCCTCTTCTCTCTTGGCGAGTTCTACTTCTTGTTCGTCGTCGTAGTTCATGAGTAGACCCTCCATGGGTCTACTGGTGGGTTTCATAGTCGGATTTCTTCCGCGTTACCGAAGATGTTCGGCACGGGATTGACCTCGGCCCACAACCAAGACATCCATTCCGACGAGCCTGTATCATCCCACCGCAAAGACCGACGCTCGACGAAGCCCGCCAAATCCAATTCTTTTTCGCAAATGAGATGGCAATAGAGGCTGCAAATCCCATCGGGGTTTTTAAGTCCGCGTTTGTCGCCGGTAGGAGACTTGAATCTCATCTCGTTCCAAATCGCTTTCACGCTGTAGCGGGGCAAGCCGAGGCTCTTGTAGTGACGGAGACAAGCGACCATCTCCGTGTAGGCTTGGGGATGGGCACGGTGGTACTCGATGAATTTCAAGAAGGTTTCGCGGTTCATGCGAACTCCGGGTCTACACCGCTCTCGTCGGCATCCTTGGGATTGACGACACGACCCGGGACTTCCGGCTTGTCGCCAAGCCATGTCTTGTAGCGGGGTAGAATCTTGCCGGGCTTCCCATTCACGAGCACGGATGGGGGACGAAACATCGTGTTGAATGCTTTGACCACATTGCCCTTGTTGTTGTTGAGAGCGGTTACGCATCCACTCAAGCGCACGATGAAGCGCACGCGGGATGGCGAGATGCCGCCCGCGAGTAGCTCTTCGAGTACGTCGGCATGAATCGGGAAATCGGGCGGAAAACCTGAGTCGGTTGGGGTTCCATCACACGTATCCATAGACCCTTTAGGGGAATTTGAAGTCGGAGCCGCCTTTACGTCTTCTTCTGCTTTTCCATTACCATTAACGTTATGTTTTACGTTAAGGGACCGCTCTAAGAGACCGGCTCCCGTTGGCGTCTCTAAGAGAGCGGCCAACATGGACTCTAAGAAGTCCGGCTCTAAGAGCAACTCTCTTAGAGCGCCTTTAGAGATGAGCGCCGCCGCTACATCGGCATCGCCGCCGTCCGCGTGTGGGCACCAATCCTCGCACTGGCCACGACGCCCGCAACCATCGCAAAAGGCTTGGCCATCCGAATCCAAAACGTTCCCGTTTTCGTCGGGTTCGCCGCCGAGGAATGTCGTGCCATCGGGCGGTGGTGTCGTTGCCATGAGAATCTCCATCCCCGCCAACATAGATTTTTGTGATGGTTAGCGGGTTAGGATTTCGGGGCGGTGGGAGGCCCCAACCCGCTAAGGAAGGTGAACCCCCACGCCCGCACACCGAAACTCTGTGTGCATAGTACTGACCTTGGCGGAAAAGTTTTTGGGGAGATTTGATTCGGGCAGTGCTGCCCACCCGCGAGAGACACGGGTGGTGATGCTTATTCCGGCTCGGTAAGGGTATCCGCGATGTAGTAAAGCGCCAACGCGACAACCTCACACGGCATACTTTTTAGCGGTTCTTCTTGAGCGACCGCACGGAGTCCGTCTTCCAAACGGCCTCGAACGACTTGAAGCACCATGTTGGAAGACTCTAACCCGATGGATTTGTACATACGCCGTGTAAGGGCCTTCCGATTTTCCTGCCATTCTTTCGGCAATTTGACTCTTTTCATGTTTGCCCGTCTCCTCGTCGGGCACTACGGTATACCACCGGCCAAAGCGGAAAAACCTGTCGGGAGGCAGTACGAAAGTACTGATTTTGGGCTTACTTCGCGCCTTCCGCCGCCTTGCGTAGCGTCAAGAAGGCTTCCTTCAAGGTGTGGCTGACCGCGCTCTCCGGCTCGTGTAGAACCAGCTTTTGGTACTCGTCGAGGAAGTCCGTCCGCAAGCGATGGAAGAGATGCAGGAAGTGACCGATGAACCCCAAGCATCCGAGAATCGCTATCTCGACACCACCCAAGTCCTCGTAGAGACTCACGGCGTACTCCCACACGTCGGGGTCAATCTTGTCCGTGGTGATGAACACGTAGTGCTGAATCGTCTTCTTGTGGACCTTAATCTTCTCGATGGCGTTGTTGATGTCGCCCTTCGAGACGGCCTTCATCTTCATCTCGTAGGCGGTCACCACGTCGTCGTCGCCGACCAACGTGATTTCCAAGTCACCAGCGGCTCCGGTCTGCTTGTCGGCGGCGTTGTGTGAGTGCACGTGCAAGACTCGCTCCCCCAAACGCTCTTGGGCAGCGTTGTAAGCTGCGGCAACGATGAGCACCGGCAGCCGTGCGGAGTTCTTGCAATCAAGGTGCTGGTGGAGAAGCCTCACAATGTCTTCCGCTGAGAGCGGTAGCTTATCCGTGGTACGTTTCAAATCCTTGAGCAGATTCTTGATGGATATGTCCCGCTTGTCCCGCTCCAGAATGAGGAGCCTCATGGTCTCATCCATGACGTTCTGCGCCGAGACCCGGTTCTTCTGGATGTCGTCGAATAGTTGGAGCACGGCCTCGTACATTTCGGCTGGACGGCCTTCTAATTCCACGTCGGTGGTGAGCACGATGTTCTTCGTGCGGAAGCCCGGAGTCAGGAAAGCGGTCGTGGAATTGATTGGCAACTCGTAAGGCTTGCTCTTCAAAGCCTCGACATAGCGTTCGTCGTATAGCCGACCCGAGTAATTGTCTTTGCCCGCGTCGCCGGTGATGTCGGTGTAAGGCTTCCGAATGTCTAACTTGGGGTTGTCAATCTTTGCGAGGGAGCAAGCGAGGAGCGCACGGACTCCAGCACGATTCTTGAGGCAGAGTGCTACGGTCTCGATGCGTTTCAGGATTTTAGCGTCGGTAACGAATGGCTTCGTGAGTTGTTTCAGTGCTCGGGTGTAGGAGTCATTCAGAATCTTTGAAGAGCCATCCATTGCCGTTGCCATTCGACTTTACCGCCTTCGTCGGGTCGTAGTTAGTCCACAGGACTTCAACCCGCTTCCCCTTGGTTGCGTGATTCGTCTTCTCGGGGCTGACGGTCTTCCACCAGTACTTAGCCGGGTACAACCTATCCATAAGGTCGCATTGGTAGTTTGAGATGGCAACCATGCCACGGCAAGCATTTAATACTTTTGCGAGGCGGCGATGTTGCTCATCAGTCATCTCGTGCCCGTAGGCTTTGGAGTCGCCTCGGGTCTCGTGGACGTATGGAGGGTCACAATAGAACAAAGTTGTCGGTGAGTCGTATAGCTCGATGACATCCTCGGCGGGACGGTTCTCAATCTGGACACGGAGCAGCCTCAGTGCAATTTTGGGGAGTGCTTCGACGCCGCCAAGCCAACGGCTAATGACACCGCTCATCCCGGCTCGGCTCGTGTCCTTGCAATTCGCCCATCGTCCGACCGATGCGGTCTGAGCCAGTCCCGTCCTGACCTGTCGTGCACGGATGTAGAACCGACGAGCACGCTCGAATGGGGAGCAAGTGGGGTCGAGTTTGCAGGCGAGCGCGAACTCCTCACGAGAGAATGGCGTCAAGCCAATGGCTTCGACAAGTTTTTCTTTCTCGTCGCGGAGCACACGGAAGAAGTTGCAAACCTCGCCGTCCAAATCGTTGTAGCTCTCGATAGCGGCTGGTTTGCGATTGAGAAGGACGGCACCCGAACCCGAGAACGGCTCGCAGTAGTGATGGCAATGCGGGAGCAAGGGGAGCAGCCAATCGAGATGGGAGAATTTACCGCCGTACCAACCGAAGGGAATGAGTTTCTTTGTGGTGAGAGAAGAGACAGCGGGCGGTGTTCCTTTTCTCAGAGCCGGTGTTGCCGATGCCATTTGTCCTCGCCAGCCGAATGATAAACAACTTAGGCCCTAAGTTGCAAACGATTTTATTTCGCTTTTCTATCGCCTGTGGACAAAGTTGGCAGTACTTTCGAGCCAACAGTACGGACTTGACATTCAAACCCACCTATGCAATACTGGTTCCGAACTTAAATCTCGGCTTCCTCTCAGGGTTCGAATCCCACCCTCTCCGCCACTTCCTTTACTTTCTCGCACTTACAACTGGACTGTACCAATGTGGCGCAATTTCCATTGCGCACTGTCCCAAAGACACTCTCGCCATTCGCCTCAAGTCCAAGCCTCCTGCAAGTGCAACAATTCAAGCAACTTATAGCTCACCCACCGAAGAGTTCTCCCGCCATATGGACTGCCCATTGCTCTACAAGTGAGTGTCGCCACTTGCGAGGAATTTGCCTTGAAGAACCAGCCTTATCCGCTTAGCCAGAAATGGTCTCGCGTTCAGCTGCCATGGATATTCACGTTCCTTGCCGGAGCATTGTTCTTTGCTTCGCCAATTCGCTCACAGGAGCGACGTCCAGACTGGCAGACAGAAGTGAGGAAATACGCCGAGACGCAAGACTGGACTGCCGCAATGAGAATTGTCGAGCGGGAACTCGCGCGGAACCCGCAAGACCTGGACGTACGCGCGTGGCATGCGCGTGTTCTGACTTGGTCCGGTCATCTAGCGGAAGCGGAGAAAGAATACCTGGCAATCTTGGACT